GATGTGGATGCAGTTAAGCTCCTTCAAAAGAAGGGAAAGCACCGTGGAAACGACTAACCCCATCAACGGCAATGACATAGGGGCTGTTGCCGAAAGCTTGATTATGGAAGCTCCAAATCCGCAAGAAGCTATAGAAGATGCTGTGGAGGTAACTGGCGACGGTCAGCCCGAAACGGTGGAAGCTGAAGCTGAAGTTGTGGATGACACTGAGATCAACGCCAGTGAAGAAAGCGTAGATGAGGAATACGAAGAGGCTGAAGAAAGCGCAGTTCAAGAGGAACCTGTTTATCGCGTCAGAGTAGATGGCGAAGAAAAAGAGGTAAACCTAGATGAACTCAAACGCGGGTACTCAGGGCAAAAGTATATCCAAAAGGGCATGGCTGAAGCTGCTGAAGCTAAAAAGCAAGTTGAGGAAGTGACTCAGAAAGTGACCCAAGAGCGTCAAATGCTTGCGCAGATGATGCAACAGATCCAGAATGGCGAAGTACCGCCTGTGCCACAATATCCATCAGAGGAACTACGAGCTAGTGACCCTCTAGGCTATTTGGAAGCAGAGGCAGAATATCGCCGTGCCGTTGATAAGCGTAATGATTTTGACCGTAAGGCTCAATATGTTGCGCAGCAGCAGCGTCAACAAGAGGAACAGCAGCACAATCAGTATCTTGAACAACAGGCTATGCGCCTTGCGGAATGGATGCCTGAGTTCTCTGATCCAGAAAAGCGCTCTGTGTTTATCAAAGATATGTCAGTCAAGGCAAAGAAGCACTACGATCTTTCTAACGAACAGATTTCTAGTGTGAAAACTGCTGAAGAAGTCATTATCTTAAACGATGCGTTGAAATGGCGTGAGTTACAGCAAACCAAAGCCAATGCCACTAAAAAGGCAGAGGGTGCGCGTCCTGTGGTCAAGCCAGCAGCAAAACGTGCGGCTAGTGCTGGAAAAGCATCAAAAGCTAAACAAGCTCAAGCGCAAATGCAGAAAAGAGGCACAATAGATGATGTTGCCAATTTTCTTCTTTCTTAAACTTTTGCAATGAAAGGATACAGCAATGGCTGTTACTGCAAATACCAACGAGACATATGATGTCACAACAATCCGTGAGGATTTAGCATCAGCAATGGCCTCAATTAGCCCAACAGAGACTATTTTTATGTCTTCTATTGGAACTCGTAATGCTGAAAACACTTACTTCGAATGGAGTGAAGTTGATTTGGCGGCTACTGGTGCAAACCGGCAAATTGAAGGCGACAGTGGGTTGTCCAACTCAGCGCCGACTAATGCTGTTCGCAAAGGCAATTATACTCAAATTTCTGCCAAGGTTAGTGAGGTATCCTCAACTAATAACGCGGTGAATGGTGTTGCCAATGCGCAGACTGTAGCGAAGCAAGTAGCTTACAAATTGTCTGAACTGAAACGTGATATGGAAGCAATGCTTCTGGACAATGTTGCGGCTTCTGCTGGGGCATCTGGGACAGCGCGTCAAACTGCGGGTCTTCCTGCATTCTTAACCACAAACACTTCTCGCGGATCTGGCGGTGCAAACCCAACCACTTCTGGAACTGGTGAAAGTGGTTCTCCGAATGCTGCTGCAACAGACGGTACGTTACGCCCATTAACGGAGTCGCTCCTCAAGAGTGTGATAGCTGACTGCTGGAACAGCGGTGCAGAGCCATCAATCGTATTGTGTGGATCTGCGCAAAAGCAGAAAATCTCAACCTTCTCAGGGAACTCAACACGTTTCAAAGAAGCAGAAGATAGCAAGCTTAACGCTGCGATTGATGTCTACCAGAGTGATTTTGGTGAGCTACAAATCGTGCCAGCCAGACATATGCGCGTTCGCACAGTGTCAAGCGTAGCCTACACACCAGATGTGTTTGTTCTTGATCCAAACTATGCAGAGGTTGCTTACTTGCAAACTGCAAAGCAAGAAACTTTGGCGAAAACTGGTTTGGCAGAGCGCCGGTTGATTTCCTGCGAATATGGCTTACAAATTACTTCGCAAAAAGCACATGGTGTTATTGCTGATGTAAACGCCAGCTAAATCTAAGTGTGGGGGGCTGTAATGGCCCCCTGCATAAATAAAGAAAAAATCTAAGGCAAAAAAGAATGCACAATAATATTCTGAATACCAAAATTTCTGCTGAAGATGACAAGGTTATTATAAGCAGATCACAAGATGTAAGCGCAATTTTAGACTATAACAAAGAAAAGCAGATAGAAGGTTACAACCGTAAATCTGACTTGCGTCACGTTACCTCAATTCCTTTTGTTGTTGTTGAAATCTGGCTAAAAGAAAGTGGCTTAAAAATCGGCTCGCGTGAGTTTGCTGAATATGTTAAAAAGAAATTGCTTTCTGGAGATTATAGCAAGCTGATGATACATGGTTATTAGGGCTAGAATAATGAAGTTTATGGAAGATTATATGGGCTTTCTCATAGCTCTGGCCGGTGCTATAGCTGCGTCAGGTTGGTGGATCATCAATAATCTTCTTACTAGCAAGTCTCAAATCAAGCTTCTTGAGCAAAAAACAGACATGATGCATGAACTGTTAAAAGAAATGCGTGACGATCAAAAAGAGATGCGGCGCGATATTCAGAATTTAGCTGTCAAGTAAAATGTGATATAATTGGGCCATGATTTGCGCCCTCACATCTATTGCCTTTGGAATGTTTCCGCACGGGATCATGTATAAGGCTTGCCGGTATAGCTGCCCGCGCCCGTCATTTTATTACCATTACCCAAAAATATACAGAATACATCCTGATGCTAAATGCTTGGGATATATTATTGTGGGGCGAGATGCATGATAGATCCGATTACAGCAATTAGCGCAGCAACAGCCAGTTATAATATGGTTAAGAAATTGGTTTATGCGGGCCGTGAGCTAGAGGATGTAGCGGGACAGCTTGGCAAGTGGTACGGCGCTGCGGCAGACCTTGGCCGCGCAGAGCAACAGCGTAAAAACCCGCCTATCTTCACTAAGCTGTTTTCATCTGGCTCAGTAGAGCAAGAAGCCTTGCAGATAATCATTCATCAAAAGAAGCTGGCAGAGCAAGAGAAAGACTTGCAGCAAATGCTGAACAATCGTTTCGGATACGGCACTTGGCGCGAAATGGTAGAGCTTCGCCGCAAGATTAAAAAAGAGCGCGAGGAAACGCTATATAAGCAGCAAGAACGTAAGGCTGCATTCTTTGAAACACTACTCTTGATATTATTATTTGCGATGCTGGCAGCAATTATAGGCGGCGGCACATGGTTGACAGGCTTGGGCGCTGGGTGGTGGTAAATGGCTGACGGCGTAAGCGGCGTAGGATCTGCGCCATTTAACGTAGGATCTGACATACACCAGCAAACCAGATCGCGTGAGCGCATAGAAACGCATCTGGTAGAGCAAAGGGTGGCAAAGCAGCATAGGGCTAACCACACGCACCTAGAGGCGCTCAGAGAACAAAAGTTGGACTTAGGCAAAGCTTATGATAGGTTTGGGGCCAAGACTACAGCGGATAGACCGCAAGGAACTAAGATAAACATAGAGGTGTAATATGGCGAATACCTTTGAAAAGATTTTGCAGTACAAGCTCATGCCACGTTTCATGATGGTTGTTATGACCATTATGTATATCCGCGTGATTGAGTGGGGAATGAGCTTGGATGACTTGTCAACGCAGCAATCTGCAATGATTTCAGTGGTCAGCGGAGCGATGACAGGAACGATAGCCGTGTGGCTTGGGAGTGAGAAGAAATGATTGACAAGCTGATAGCGCCGGTCACTGGCCTCTTAGACAAGTTCATTCCAGATGCCGACGAGAAAGCAAAGCTCGCGCACGAGATTGCCACCATGTCATCTAAACACGCGCAAAGCTTGGCCCTCGCTCAGATACAAGTCAACGCAGCAGAAGCAGCAAGTGGAAGCACTTTTAAAGGTGGCTGGCGTCCTTTCATTGGTTGGATCTGTGGGCTTGCTTTTGGTTGGCATTTTATTGGTCAGCCTGTTGCCCTTTTTGTTGTAGCTATGACGGGCACAGAAATTCCACCATTGCCAGAGTTTGACATGGGAACATTGCTAACTGTTCTTGGCGGTATGCTAGGCATTGGTGGATTGCGAACATATGAAAAGCAGAAAGGCTTAACCAAATGAGAAAGATAAACGAAATTATAATTCACTGCACGGCAACAAATCCAAACTGGTATGCTGATCGATCTGTTGAAGATGTGGTAAAAGAAATCAGACGGTGGCACGTTGAAGAGCGTAACTGGTCTGACATTGGCTACCATGCGATCATTCACCGTGATGGATCTGTGGGTTATGGTAGGCCCGTAGAGCGCTCTGGGGCGCACTGTAGGGGCCGAAACAAGTCATCCATAGGGGTAAGCCTAGTGGGTGGCCGTGGTGGCTGCGCTGATGATGCTTTTTTAGATAACTTTACACCAGAGCAGGAGACAGCTTTGCGTGAGTTAATTGTGGAATACAGCGCCAAGTTCCCCAGCATCAAAGAAATATCTGGGCATAATAGCTGGGCTTCCAAAGCATGTCCTTGCTTTGCTGTCAGGGATTGGTCATAAGCAAAAGTCGGGGCTGGCTCATAGGAAACTGTGACAGGGTTGTGATGAACTTGCTGGCCCCACGAAAAAACCCCGCTTGTTAAAGCAGGGCTTTTTGGTAGCTAACTGACACAGGTGACCAAACCGGAAATCAAATGTTATTATAATTTGTTTTTTTATGAGTGCAAGATAAAAACCCCGCCACTACACAAGGAGAAGATAGTGACGGGGGAGAAGGTTTGACCCTTCATCTATGCAGCGTGGGAGGACGCAGCATTCTGAGCTAATCTCCGTTTTCGCCGGTACTGATTGACAATGTTACGGCTGCAATTCAATTCTGCCACAATTTCGTCAGTGGTCATACCTTTTTCTAAACGCTCATTGATCTTGGTCTTAAAACCATTTGGCCTTCCCAAGCGCCCGCCTTGTTTTTGTTTTTTCTCATATTCCTCAACCTTGCCCCAGCTTGGGTTGTTTCCCCAGCTTTCTTTGCTTCTAACGTAATTCATATCTGCTTTTGCCATCTTTATCATTCTGGCGGCTAACACGGTTTCATCCATGAATGTTTTTCCCTTCTTTTTGTAGTGCTAAGATAAATGATTTTAATTCGGATCTGGCGCGTTCCAAATCTTGTTTGACGTTGGGGTGCGGATCTAGCCTAAAGCTTTCATCTTGCAAACGATCTACTTGCCCCCGCAGAAACCGCAAATGTGCGTGATCGGCTGATGTAAGGCTCTGCATTAATATACCCCCCTTTTTGGCTGCGTTTAAAATTGATCTGCCAATAGTGGCAAAATCTTACAAGGCTCTTAGCATCCCATTCCAGAATGTCTGAAGCCTCTGCATAAGTGTAATCATCAGCAAGTGATTTGACCAAAGCAATCTTTTCTTGCTGGTGACGGTTGCGGATTTCTGCCCAAGTTTCCAATTCACTGCTCCTGTTCTGGCCGTGGCCGTGGCCGTGGTTTGATGTTTGGGATAGTGCGGCGGTAATCTGCTTCACCGCCCATTTCTACGCACTGAGGCAGAAAGATCCGCTCAAGATCATAATACTCAGAAAACGCTTTGCACTCATCTGGCGATGAAAAGATGACAAACGCCATAAAAACTGGTTCAGATAAATTCATAATCTCTTCACTTTTCTAATTATAGTTCCAATAAACATCAGCATTTTCTTCGCCTTCTAAAATCCTAACTATAGAATGCTTTGCTTCAATAAACTCGCATTTATAAATTGGCGGCGTTTCTAGTCTTGGTTGTTTATGAGCGGTCTTGTTGTATTTTGGCTTAAAAAAATCAATCAAAGTGCGTTCATGGTCATTTACTTCTAAATATTGGTCAGTAAAAATTTCTTGACACCAAACTTCCTTAACTTCTGAAAACCAATGCTTTGTGCCTTTATGTTGAGAAATGCGCTGATGAATATCTCTGGTTCTGCCAATATATAAATACTCATTCATATCGTTCATAAAGGCGTAAACATAATATGGGCCGCGATAACATATGCCATATGACATTACATCCACCCCATGCTAACGCCAAAGATCCAGCCCAACACCACCGCAGCAATCGCCGCAGTGATGATGATGTCTTGTACCCAATTAGTCATTGAT